GAGCTATAAGATTTTGGTCACGATAATATTCATTGTATATACATTGATATGCGGCAAAAGGTAAAGCGTTAATAGTTAAACCAGGTCTACCAGAAGGACATGGAGGAACACCCATATAGTCTAAAAAGCGACCCCATATAGAAGTAGCACCATCAGAAATAGTTACAGTAGGAGGGGCAATATCAGGACCAGTACCAACTGGACCATTATTAGTAATATATTGTTCCCAATTATCCCATAGGATACGATTTGGAACAAAGAAATAATGCATTGTTACATCAATGCGATGCATAACTGGAGCAACCATAGGAGCAAAACGAATAATTGATTCGCAACCTAATTCGATTTGGTCACCAGGTACACACTCTAAAGTCAAGATAGGAGTAAGCTCTCCCATATTAGCCGACATTTTAACATCATGAGTTAAATCGAAATAATTTCTTTTCGGCTTTTTTAATTGAATACTATTAAATATGTTCTTCATAATTATAAACGGATTCCACCGCGGGACATATAATAAGTACGTGATACTTTTCTCTTGCCGTAACCTTTACGACCGTAGGACTTACGTCCTTTGTAACCTCTACGATTTCTCATCTTGTTGAGTTTTTAAGTGAAACATTGTTATTTGTAATAATCCGCAAATACTATCTAACCTGGAAGCAACCAGGGATTTGTCTTGGTCATTTAGTTCCATATTCTCTATGGTTTTAATAGACTCTTGAATAAACTCTATAAATTTTTCCATTATTTGAATGCTTTAATTAGTGAACCAATACCAGGTATAAGACCTCCTATACCACCTAAAGTTTTTAAAATTTGATTTAAATCCAAATTTTGGGACTCAAATTGCTTAATAAGTTTTTCAAATCCTTTTATATCTCCATCAATAATTAAATTTCTTAATTGTTGATTTGCATTTTGAATTTGAGCTTGAGTAAGATTAGTAGATGTTTTTGTAGCATTAATATTAGTACGCATAGCATCAAGAGATAATCCTAATAATTCTTTTTGATTTTTAACTTGGAATTCATCTTTTTGATTAGCAAGATTTTTAGAAATTCCTTCATACATTTTTATAAGTGAATCTTGTTTCATTAAAAGATTTTGTTCTTTTAAATTGTCAAGTTGAGCAGTTTTGAGCTGAGTATCATAATATTGACCAACAGCCATATTAGCGGCACTACCAAGATCAACTTGAGGAGCAGTAGGATTGTACGACTGAGGACTTGAAGTACGAACAACAGGACTATTAGACATTTGGCCATAAATTAGATTCGGATTTAGGCCCGCCTCTTTAAAGCGTGCCATTTGTTCAGTAGGACTATTATATTTGTTTTGCATATTCCAGTCAGCAAGTGCATCAGCACGTTGCTTATCATACATCTCTTTTGAATATGATAACTGAGAAGAGTTGGTACCAAGCTGAGAACCAGCATTGATCAGACCACCTAATAATGAAGCACCGCCAGTAATTAGACTGGGTGCTAAAGTAGCAGCTGCTTTCGCAGCTACAGGAGCGGCAGCAGCCGCAGCAGGGATTAAGAATGCAGGCATATCTTATTTTTTTTTGTTTTTTGTTTTAATTGACCCTTGATTAATTAAATATAGTGTTTTTTTTTCGTTTATCACGCCACTACGTTTTGTTCTTGACTCAAATGTAACACTTTTTTTTTAATTAGTGTCAATTAGCACTAATATATCAAGGACTATTAGTGCTTTCGCCCCTCATCGGGGCTTTTGACGGACAGAATCCAGGGCAAAGCCCTTACGATTCCGTCTCGTCGGTTTCGATAACTCCTTCTGAGTTATCCACATTGTTATCCACATTTGTGGAAACATTTTTTTTGCGTTTAGTATCAACAATTTCTTTAACAAATTGTTCCGCAAGTTCTTGTCTTTCAGTTAAGTCAAGAGTTCGAGGATCAGGTAAAGTATCATCTTCATCATAATAAATATCGGTTCTACCACCAACGGGTAAACCTCTTGAATATCTTTCTAAGATAGTTCTTATAGACATAGTTTGGTCAGGTACAGTCATAGAAGGCTGACCATTTTTTTCGTAATTTTTTTCAAATTGCGAAGCATTCATTGAATTTTTTATTTTCATATTTTATCTAGTTTATCACGACCCATCTGGGTGTTTTTGTACATTTTATCAAATGATTTTTTGTGCCTTTGTACAAGGACACTTTCTGCATATTCACCAAATTGGTGAATAAGTTCTAATTCGGCTTTAATTGCCTCATCGGACATAACGACTTTAAGGTGATTATTAATAAGTAATTTTTGAGTTTCAGTATATATTTTATCTTTAAAATAACGAGGCATAGCAATCTTTTTGCCTTCAACCATTGGAACATACATACGATTTAATAAATCGTTTTTATGCCATTTAATCATGGCATTAGATACATAGTTTTGACCTAATCCTTTAGACATAAGAGAAAATTCTTTTAAACGATCATCGTTTTTATGTTTAGGAATTTTACCAGGCTTTTGCATATATTTTAATGTATAACCTATAGAAGCTTCATTAACTTCGCCAACATATATACTACCGTAAGGAACATACCCAAGACCAGCTTTGTATTGTGACCAGGCACGTTCGATTTTTTCAACATCAGCATTAAATATAATTAAATGATAGTGAGGGCGGTCTCGTTTAGAGCCATATTCGCCACATACATAGTACTTAAGTTTTTTATCGGAATTTTTCCGTAAACGTTTCATAAAAGTTTGGATGTCCCTTTTATTGAGAGTCATAAACCCATTCTTTGTTAGAGGTACGTATTTAGTATCATATGTAAGAGTAACAAAATGAGCAGTTTCAGAGCGCTCGCCCTCTTTAATCAACCTAAAAGACCATCCCGATGTTCTCCTTTTCATACAATTAGGACATTTACCACAAGGTAGCGCCATCCATTGATTTGTAAATTTATCTCTAACCTGAAAAGGAGTTATACATCGAGAAGACATTAAATAGTCGGTGTACCGTACTTAGGCATTGGACGCACTGCCTTAATTTTATTTAGTACATGACAATATAACTTTTGAACAGAAGGATCTTCGACTGCAAATATACGAGCAACAGAATCAGGATCACATTCAATAAATGCCTGGTTAAGTTCAGGCTTTTCAGCGAAAATACGACCTAAATGCCAGTAGTCTAAAGTATTTCTAAAATCTCCAGCCACGCGACTAGGCATATATTTATATTCGGCATAGCGAGGAACGTATCCAAACGTTTCCTCTTGATCAGCATGATAAGCATATAATTCAGCATTTTTAACTTCTTGTTCACCAATATTAGCAAATGAAGGCCAGAAATAATCTAAAGGATCTAACTTTAAATAAGTACGTGGAACACCTTGCTGATAAGCAGTTTTAGGCATAACAGACATAATACCAATAATATAACCATGTTCTTGGCAATAATAAGTACCACTTTTTCCAGATGAAACTGAAATACCGTGTCCAGCCATATTACCTTGAGGTAATTCACCTTCACCAACAGTTCCAGAAGTATTTAATACTTCAGAAATAACAACTGGAGTTTTAACACCAGTAATATATTCAGGACGTTGCAAACGAGCATCAGGAGATTTAACACCAAAATGTGATAATATACTTTCAATATAACGAGTACCTCCACGAGCATTTTTCTCTAACCATTCTTGTAAACGATAAGCACGACGTAAATCGTTAATAGTAGTAGGTTCAACATTTAAACCATCAGTTTGAGCCCATAAATCGGTATCTACTCCAGCATTAAAATCAGCTAGAACTTCAGCGTTATAAGGAGAACCCGTAAGAATAGTGTTTCCAGGTCTATTAGATAACACACGAGCGTCACCACTAACAGCACCAAGGGGAATATCTACAGCAGCACCTTTTTGAGCAAATGGTAAAGAAGCAGTAAAATAATCATGTTCCCAAGCACGATAACGTAGATCTAATAAAGGAGAACGAAATGCATTATTATCACCATCAATCAATTTATAATTAACCGGAGCTATAAGATTTTGGTCACGATAATATTCATTGTATATACATTGATATGCGGCAAAAGGTAAAGCGTTAATAGTTAAACCAGGTCTACCAGAAGGACATGGAGGAACACCCATATAGTCTAAAAA